GCAAATCCATGTCATGTTGATGGATTAGGTGCCGCATGTGTTGCCGTGCTTTCTCTGCTGTGTCGAACGGTTCCCAAGATTGAACCTCGGTTGTTTGACCTACCGCATCTCTGCGATAGGCTATGGTTGCGAATACTAGGTACATTTCTATGACTCCTCTTTTGGAAATGCGTTGTGTATAGCCCAGAAAGCGCGTTGCAAGTTGCGCGGCGTGTCTGCATCATACAGGTCATAACTTTCTGACCATTGGGTTTCAAACTCCAGCAGCGCAGCCCTCGCTTTCTCTACTGCCTCCAGCTGGTCTTCTCTCATACTTGCCATAGCTATGCGCCTATCATGTTGCGCCTGTTCGTATGGTTGCATGTTCTCATAGTTCTTTGGTCTACCTACTTTAGCCATTGTTTAGCCCTCTTTACCCTGCATTAATGCGTTATGACGCAGCACCATTGCTGCAAAACATGCACCGGCACTGTCGCCTGATGCTATAAAGTTGCCGTTCATCAAAAGCGAATAGCCATATTTATCCTTAACTATTTCGTACCCGTGCGGCATTTTAATTGTTTTGTCCATTTTAGCCATTGTTTAACCCTCCTATGATTAATGGCGATTTAAAGGCCACTGACAGGCCGTAGCCCGTCAATGGTAGGTTGTGTTGCCTCTATTGTCTTGAGGCTGCCACAATGCTTGCAATCTCGACTAGCTTTGCGCGTTCCTCTTTGGTCAATGCCGCGGCTTGTGATTCCATTGTGGCATCTGTTGGGTTGTCGATGATTGCTTGAATTGCGTTTAAGACGTTCTGTTGTGTTTGTGTAAGTGTCTGCATGATTTGTGCTAAAGTCCTCTTGTTAGCGTTGTTGTATGTAGTAGACGATTCAGACTGGAAAATTATTCACATAAAAATAAATTTTTTTATGCAAAGGTATCTATTGCCCATTTGATAGCTTGCCAGAGCCAAGCCTCGGCACCCATCAAGCCATATATTAGGACACCCATCACAAGCAGAAATATCGTGCCGTTGATAAGTTCTATTGCGCCTCTGTTCATGGTTAGTCTCTCCAATTCATTGAGTCTAAAACGTACCGTTCAAAAAACGCTTGGTGTAGCCTGTGGTAGCGTGTCGGCTTGCCGTTGCGTTTTCTTGGTAGCCACCGCCGCCCGTGCTTGTCCTGCATGGCATAACGTGCCGCCAGCCATGCAGTCACCCGCAGATATTTGTCTGCATTTATGTTGTATTTTCTCATCGGTTGCCCTCCCTATTTGCAAGCCCATAATTCGGCTAGTGCATCATCTAAGCCTAGCGCATCATCGCAATAATAAGCCTCTGCCCTATCAGACCACCAATAGCCTTCAATGGTTTTGGTGCGTGTGTTAATCCAGATATTCGGGCCGCCGAATGCAACTAACACCCTTGCGCCTAGGTATTCGCCTTGGCTGCTAACTGTGTATTCTATGTCTAGCGCGTCCGACAGGTAGTCATAAGCGTTGCACGGCTCTTCATCATCGTGCGTTTCGTATTCGCCTGAATTGATTTGGTCTGCAATGTGTTTGCATTGCTGGAATAGCTGGTCTTGTGTGTCTATCTTTTGCATTGTTTAACCCTCCAAGGTTTTGTTGCGTTGTCGGCTTGCGCCGCATGGTATGACCCCGCAAGGTCAAGCCATGAGGCGGCAGGGCTAACCCTGCCAGCCGTTGTTATTTGCGCATGTTTGCAAAGTGTCTGAAACATTCCTCTGACTCAACGCCAAGCGATATAGCTTTTTGAATTGCTTTATGCGACCGCCAGTCTGCCTCTGTCCAGTCATCCATTGGTGTTTCATCCATTAGGTCAACCAATTCTTGCATGGCCTCGCCTAGCTTGACACACTCGGACAAGATAAATTTAAAGTGTGATTCGGTAGCTGATACGGTTTTATACTTAGACATTGTTTAGCCCTCCAAGGTTTATTTATATACACATGAACTCGGTTACGATTCCATCGGTAATAGAAACCAGTGTATACTCATTGGCCTCTATATCCTGAATGTCAGTCTCTGACAGTGTATAGGGTGAATGTTCAACCGCATGTTGCACGCGACGCGCCACTTCGTCGTGAATCCAGTCGTGCGCGTCGTTGACATTATCAAACACCATTTTAGTGGGATTGTTGTCCAGTATGTCGATTGAGTAAGATACTGTGATAGTCATGTTGTAACCCTCCAAGGTTTATTGATAACGATACCAAAATCCGAACTTGCCTAAATGGACATGCGTCGCGCCATCGTGCCGCGATACAAAGAACCGCCCACCAATATGCGAATAAATCAGCGACAAAGTGAATTTGCCAATCTTGATTCTTTTGCTTTGCATTGTGTAACCCTCCAAGGTTTGTTGTCTTGATTGTTAGATAGCGCAGTGACTGCGCATGGTCAACCCCTCAATGCAAAAAAAGTTTACACATGGCGAAAAGTTTTGTTTATATATATAAGTGTGACAAGTGTTGAATTTGTTTAAGTTTGTTTTTGGGAGTAGTTTGATTTGCATTTGCATACACGCACAGAACACAGAACGTATCGCGCCACATTGCATGTCGGCAAGGCTATCACACAAAACCAAGTGTGGCAAATATGTCACACACTGTTGCAGCCAGAACACACTGCATTGTTTGCGCAGCGCAGCTGCATAGGGGGGCATGTTTTACAAGGCGGCACACCCGACACGGCGCGGCCCGCTGTATATATGTTAAATACTACTATCCAACACACAGCCTAAAGGAAACCTATGACCAAACTAACAAAGCAACGCACTGACATAATCATATCCAGCATAGCTGACGGGCATAGCATTGTGGACGTGTGCGAAGCCACAGGCGTATCCAGGACTGCGTTCTACCAACGTTGCAAGCGCGATGAAGAGTTTGCAGCGGCTGTGAAAGAGGCGCAGCAGTACAGCGCAGAGAAGGCGTTAGAAGAACTAGATACATTGTATGGCGATGCCCTTCATGGCAGAAAGGACTATAACCCGCATGTGTTGCGTGACTACGCCCATCATGTGCGTTGGAAGGTAGGCAAGGTATTGCCTGAGAAGTTTGGCGAGGCCAAGAACCGTGCTGGCGTAGAGGTGAGTGACGGTACTGTAAGAATACTGTGGGAGAGTGACGGTGGCACAACCAGTTAAGATACCTTACAAGCCTAGACTTTTACAGGCTGAGATGCACAATAGCTTGAAGCGGTGGAATGTGTTGGTCATGCACAGACGCTTTGGCAAAACGGTCTGGGCGGTGAATGAGTTAATTAAGAAAGCCTTAACTTGTGAACTCCCCCGTCCAAGGGTTGCTTTCGTGGCACCTACTTTTACGCAAGCAAAACGTATTGCGTGGGACTATGTGAAGTATTACGCCGGAGTGATACCTGGTGTTTCTTTCAATGAGACAGAACTACGGGTGGACTTTCCTAACGGCGGCAGATTGATGTTGTTGTCTGCTGAAAACCCTGACTCACTTCGCGGCATTTATTTAGATATGTGTGCTTTCGATGAGTTTGGTATGCAGAACCCAAGGGTATGGGGGGAGGTTGTTAGACCAGCACTGTCTGACAGAGAGGGTGCGGCTATATTTTTAGGCACCCCAGCCGGACATAATCATTTTTTTGATTTACTGCAAACTGCCAAGAGTGAAGTAGAGAACGGCTCTGACCAGTGGTATCACAAGACAGTCAAGGCTAGTGAGAGTGGCTTGGTAAGGGATGTGGAACTAGAAGCTGCCCAGGCGCAAATGACACCAGAACAATATGAACAGGAGTACGAGTGTTCGTTTACTGCCGCTATAATCGGTGCTTACTATGCGAAACTGCTGGCGGATGCTGATGAGAGTGACAGAGTGACACGGGTGCCATACGACCCTATGTACCCTGTGCATACAGCTTGGGACTTGGGTATCAATGATTCAACCGCTATTTGGTTTGCCCAGATATTCCGTGGCGGTGCGGTAAATGTGATTGATTATTATGAAAGTAGCGGGGTTGGCTTAGACCATTACGCTGACGTACTTAACCAGAAAGATTACACCTATGGCGACCACCTGGCACCGCATGACATTGAGGTACGGGAACTAGGCAGCGGAAAGTCTAGGTTAGAGACTGCTTACACTCTAGGCATTAAGTTTAAAGTTATTCCTAAAATGAAAGTGGCAGACGGCATTAACGCTGCAAGGATGTTGATACCCAAATGTTATTTTGATAAGGATAAGTGTCACGAAGGTGTTGAATATTTACGACAGTACAGGCAGGAGTGGGATGACAGGCGTAAAGTTTTTAGAGACCATCCGTTGCATGATTTTACGTCACACGCGGCAGATGCGTTTCGGTATCTCGCTGTGGGCCTCGAAAATAGAAGTAACTTTACGAAACCTCCGCAGCAAATAGCACAGATGGAGTATAATCCATTTACGTTATGAGTAAGTCGATTGATGTAGAAGCCATCAAGTATCTGCTTGATTGGAGTGATTACCACGGCTGGTGGGGCGTTGATGAAGTTGAACGCTGCATTAGACCGCCAATGATGCTTGGTCAGTATATGGTTCTACGAGATAAAAGTGAGATGCCTATATGTTTTGCGACTTGGGCGTTTCCTAATTATGACCAAGTTGTAGAGTATACAGATAGTCTGGAGTTTCCAAAAGACGGTTATGACGGGGGCGGCACAGTTCCGTGGATAGTTGACTTCATTGCCATTGGTGGCAAGAGAAGCATAGCTATAGGTTTCCGAAACTTAAAAAGTATGTTATCTAATAAAGGCTACAAAAATGCGTACTGGTTGCGCACTGAAACGCAAAAACTTGGATTCCATAGTTGGTAAGGAGTAAAAAATGGGTGGCACTTTAAAAAAAGTTACCAAAGGTGTTGGGAACATTGTTGAAAAAGTAGTAGAAAAGCCTGTTAAAAAACTTGGTAAAGAAACATTTGACACTATTACTGGATACTCAGATGAAGAACGCCGCGCTATGCTGTACGGTGAAATGCCAGAGCCAGAATTTACCTCAGAGGTAACGCCAGAAGTTGTGCCTGATGAAACCTTAATGGCATCGAAGGCACGCCGCCGCGCAAAGGGTAAACGCTCTGGCGGTGCCGGCACAATCATGGAGGGTTACGGCGTAGCTTACGCAACTCCAAGTACAAAAGCACCTACAGGGGGATAACGCATAATGTCTTTTCTAAGACCAAAGGTATACATGCCACCCGCACCACCACCACCTCCTCCGCCAGCAAGTGCAAGTGATGAGGATACTCAACGCGCATCGGCTATGGCTGAAGAGTCTTTGAAGAAGGCGCGGAAGAAAAAGGGTGCTGGGTCAACTATCGTAGCTGGCTCTGGAATGGCTGACGATACAACGGCTACTGCTACTGGTGCGGGCGGCACACCTACATTATTGGGGTAATCTATGCAAGACTTTATTAAAAGCCTAGTCAAGCGGTATGAGTCTCTCAAAACCCGCAGAGATAATTGGGATACGCATTACCAAGAGTTAGCTGATTACATGCTGCCGCGCAAAGCCGATATTGTGCGCAAGCGTTCCAGAGGCGAAAAGCGGATGGAGTTGATATTCGATGGCACTGCCTTACAGTCTGTCGATTTATTAGCCGCTAGTCTGCACGGCATGTTAACCAGTGGAGCAACCCCTTGGTTCCATTTGGATTTAAAAGATGCTGACATAGGCCGCGATGACGAGGTGCGTGAGTGGCTACAAGACACCAGCACACGCATGATGAGGGCATTTAGCCACTCTAACTTTGAAACTGAAATCCATGAGATGTACGTTGACCTGGTTGTATTTGGCACAGGCTGTATGTTTGTTGAAATGGATGCCGGTGACTTGCGGTTTAGCACCAGGCACATATCTGAGTTTTACGTTCAAGAGAACCAGTTTGGTATCGTTGATACTGTATTTAGAGTTTATAAGTTACCGGCAAGACAGGCTGTTCAAAGATTCGGCATTGATAACGTAAGCGACTATATTGTTAAGAAGTTCAAGGAAAAGCCTGACGATGAAATAGAAATGCTACACGCTGTAGTGCCGCGCATCAACCGCGACCCCAACAAACGTGATAACAAAAACATGCCGTTTGCTTCATTCTATATTGATATGCAAACAAAGATGCTGCTTTCTGAAAGTGGTTTCCAAGAGTTCCCGTACATTGTTCCACGATTTTTGAAGGCGACTGGTGAGACAATGGGGCGTTCCCCAGCGATGACTGCGTTGCCTGATGTCAAGATGTTAAATCTGATGTCTAAAACAATCATCCAAGCTGCGCAGAAACAAATAGACCCTCCCCTACTTGTTCCTGATGATGGTTTCCTCTTGCCCATTAGAACGCAGCCTGGGGGATTGAACTTCTTTAGAAGCGGCACCCGTGAGATGATTACGCCGCTAAACACAGGCGCAAACATCCCCATTGGCCTAAGCATGGAAGACCAACGTCGCACGGCTATTCGTTCAGCTTTCTACGTTGACCAGCTTCTTAGCGGTGGTTCGCCTAACATGACAGCCACAGAGGTTGTTCAAAGGCAAGAAGAACGCATGAGGGTGATTGGCCCTGTCCTGGGCAGACTTATGAACGAAATGCTACGGCCTTTGATTGACCGTGTGTTTGCCTTGATGTTGCGCAGCGAAATGCTACAGCAGCCGCCAGAAATATTGCAAGGACGCGATGTTGATATTGAATATGTATCACCATTAGCCCGTGCGCAAAAGTCAAGCAGCCTTAACAGCACTATGAAGGCATTGGAAATACTGATGCCACTGTCGCAGTCCATACCAGTTGGCGACCACATAGATGCAGACGGGCTGGTACGGCATGTAACAGAAGCATTGGGAGTTCCCAAGACAGCATTGAAGTCAGACCGTGAAGTGCAGCAAGTCCGTGAGGAACGTGCAGCAGAGCAGCAACAGCAAATGGAAATGATGCAAGAACAGCAAGAAATACAAAATGTAGGACAACTTGCGCAAGCATCTAGGATGGTTAGTAAGTGACGCCAGAGATAGAAAAGATAAAATTTCTTTATAGACAGACGTTTACCGCTGACGGTGCAACTAAAGTCTTAGAAGATTTAGAGGCAAGATGTAATTATCGTGCTTCTAGCTTTGTGGCTGGCGATGCCAATGCCACAGCGTTTGAGGAAGGTAAACGTGCAGTTATCCTTCATATCCATAACATGATGAAAGAGGAATAAATGTCAGAAGAAACTGTCGAACAGGTAGCCCAGCCAGAAACTGCGACTGTCATGGAGACACCAGCAGAAGTAGCATCAGGTGGGTCTGGTAACGAGTTTTTAGAATTGATACCAGAAGAATTGCGTGGACACCCTAGTATTTCACCTATCAAAGATGTTGGAAACCTAGCCCGTTCTTATGTAAACGCGCAAAAACTAATCGGTGCGGATAAGATTCCGATGCCGGTGAATCCTACAGATGAAGACTTAGACAGGATTTACAGCAGATTGGGTACACCAGAAGCAGCCACAGGATACGAGATAGCTGTGGACGGGAACATAATTACAGAGGAAGTTGCAGCAAATTACGCAGATATTGCGCATAAGTTGCGCCTTACACCAGACCAAGCGCAGGGTGTTCTTGAATATTACAAGAGTACAGTTGAGCAATCTGATTCAGCCACGATGGAACAAGTCGAGGTTGCGCGTGAAAACACTGAGGCTGTTTTAAAACAAGAGTGGGGCCGTGCTTACGAAAACAAAGTGCAAGCCGCATCAAGTGTTGCAAAAGAGTTTGCTAACCCAGAGATGTTTGACCTGACTTTACAAGATGGTTCAAAGCTAGGCGATAACCCTGAGTTTATAAAAGCATTTGCAAAAATAGCTGATTTCCGGCAAAGTGTCACAAGTGAAGACACTGTTGCAGAAATGTCACAGTCAAATGTATTAACGCCAGCATCTGCGCAAGCAGAGGTTGACGCGATTATGAATGATAGAAGTCATGCTTATTG